TATTATTCTTTTTTGCAAACTCCATCTTAGCCCTTGAGATGTAAAGTTTAATACCATCTCAAGCCCTTTTCCTCTCATAGTATTCATGTTCATACTCTGCATAAACTTCTTCATTTCTTTCTGTGTTTCAAGAGCTTCTTTCATGAAAGGAACTACAGAACGGTAAAGTATAATTATTGTCAGACACATGAATACTATTGAAATCCCATGGTTTTCTATGTACAATATAAGTTCCTTTAACTGCATTGCTATTCCTACTTTCTACCAAAATAATAAACGAACCCAGCTCTGGCAAGCAATTCTCTGTCTCCTCTGAAATTATCACGGTAATTTATATCAGCATATATATTACTTCGACTGTAGTCACGCTTATAATCAATCACATTGAAGTTCAGTTTATTATTGTCATTAGCAGAGAGTTTTCCACTCTCCACTACTTTTCCAATCACTTTGTCAATTGCTTTTTCCGTTGCCTGTTCAGTTACTTTTTCTATTTTCTCTCCGACAGTAGCTCTTATTCTTCTTCCACTGCTGTCGGCTTTGCTAAACCCTCTTGCTTTTCTTTGTTAAGCTGTCTTTCTATCTCTCTTGCAATCGCCTTTTCATCAAACAACTTATCCACTGTTGGTCTTAGTCTTTCAGGAAACATTTTTAAAACCAAGTTCTGAACTGTCAACACAGCCTGCAACAGCCTTTCCTCATTGGGCTTGACTCCCTTCAGCAGTTCTCCGAATGCAATCCCGTTTGGTATAAACTGTGCTACGTATCTTGCCATTTTCTTTTTAAGCAGATATCTGTATCCTTTTACAAGATATGTTGAAATTCCCTTTACTACAAATCCAGCCAATGCTACTGCCACTAGATTTATTACATTTCCTCCAAATTGATTTAACACTGTTGTTATCACGTTCATTTTACATCACTCCTTCAAAATATTCTTTTATAGATTTTTTTATCGCTTCCACATATTCCCGTTTTTTCTCTTTACCAATTCTTAAATCTCTATCATTGTCTATAAAAAATGGCTCAATAATATTACAAGGTGCATTTGTCTTATAAAGCAAATAACTTCCCCTTGTTTCCATATCTTTGAATTTAATAGGATTCCGTTTCTTAATTTCATTTGTAACTCTTGGTTTCGCTCCTCTGTTGTGGATTCCAAAAGTTTCAGAAATATTTTTGCTTAATATTTCTGCCAATTTTTTAGATTTTTCACTTGAATGCCAGTAAAGTGCCTCTACTCCTGAAGCAATTCCGTTAAATGAATTACAGTGCAGCGATAAAATCAAGTCTGATTTATAACCATTGACTATCCCAATATTTTCAACTTTGTTATATCCCCTGTTATATTTTACGATTTCATACTCATTTTTTAATGCCCCCATAAGCATATCAGCAAGTTCGGTATTGTAAGCAAGCTCAGTCTCTTTTGTATGAGGGTTAATTGCTCCGCAATCGTTTCCGCCATGCCCAATTATTACACAAATTTTTTTCATCTTACACCATCTCCTTTAAATATTTTTCTTTTCTATCAACACGATTCAACCATCCAGTCAAAAAAACTTTCTGAGTTGAATTATATTCAACTATAGAATGATAAAATTTTCTCTGTATACTGTGGTAATCTCTCAAAAATTCTTCTGATTTTCCTTGTTCTTCCACTTCATTCAAGGCTTTTATAGTCTTGCTTCCAAAAATACCATCCACAACTAGATTATAGCCAAAATATCTGTTTAACGTTACTTGTGCCTTTTTAGTTGCCCATTTTCCCGAGTTAAAACTCCAGTCACATATTGAAAGTGCAACCTTATCATTTTTTACTTCATTCAAACAATTTTTTAGATAATAATCCTTTTCCAGTATTCTTTTTGCAAAATCTTGTGTTAAATTTTTCATAGAGCCGTTGTATCCATTTCTTCTTGCTTCCTCTTTTGTAATTCCCCAAGTTGTTTCTCCACCCTTGTCATTCTTGTCGTTGGTATAGCCGCCCTCAACTTTCAGCAGATAGTCAAATATTTTCTCAAATCTGTCCATTTACATCACTTCCTTTATTTCTTCAACATTCAATATTATGTTGTCTTCTTCAAATTTTACTCCAACAACTTTATATTTTTTACCATCCAATTCTATTTCTGTGCATATCAATTTTTCTATATTCATTCAAATCACTCCTCTTAATTTTGAAAAAAATCTTTTACATTTAAATCTAACATTTGTTCAATAGTGTATCTGCTGATTCCAACTACTGCCATTTGCTCTGCCATGTCAGCAATTTCAATTATATCTTGTATTTTTTTAGCCAAAACTTTTAATTCTGACCTGTTCAATTCAATAAATTCAACCATTTTTTTATCATTCAAAACTTTTACTTTCTCAATCTTATCTTGTTCTAAAGTCCACATTAATGACAACTTTAATGACAAACTATTTCTGTTTTTTTCATTGTTCTCAAAAGTGTATTTCTTACCAGCTTTTTCAATTTCAAGCGGCTGATTCAAAAAGTTTGATTTAGCTTCTGCTAAGTCTTTTAATGCTCTTTCTCTTAATTCTTTTAAATTTGCATTTAATAAATCATTGTCAACTTTCCATGCATGAGAGTCTTTATCCCATACACTCCATTCGTTCGGCTTTGTGATAGTTTTTATTTCTTCACCCTCTAAATATTGTCCGTCTAATAAGATTAATATTCTCGCTTGAATTTGTTCTAAGATAGTCATTTCTCTAAGTTTCCCAGTTTTTGAATCGAGAACTGGATTTTTAATTTCTGTGTAGGATATAAAATTTTCCCCTTCTCTATATTCGCTACAATATCTCAATTTATCGGCTTCAAATTTTTTCTGTGATGGCGCTAGAAATATTCCTATTATATTTCCATTTTTATCGTATAAATATACTCTGAATCCTTCCATTTTTTATTTCTCCTTTCAAATTTTATTCTGTGCTAACTTATGAATTTATACAGAATTTTGAAAAATATTTATTGATTTTATTGACTTTATGCATACTTTAGATTTTAGTAATTTAATAAAAAATGTATGTAAGCATTAACTAAAATCATCTCAAAGTATTTAAAAATCAGTATTTGTATTTTTAAATTTCGTGCAAATTCATAAATTTCTTTACTATTTACTGTTAAAATCCAGCCTTTTTCCGAATTTCTAACAGTTTATTTTTTCTTTCCCTTGCACTTGTCTTTTTGACATAATGCTTCTTAGTTACATCTGTTCCGCTATGATTTGCAAATTCACTCGCCAGGTCAATCCCGGCTGTTTTTGCAATCAAGTTTATTGATGTTTTTCTTAACGAGTGTGGATATAGATTATCTATTCCCACAAGTTTTCCAATCTTTTTCACTCTGTCTCTAATCGTTGACTTGCTCATTTGCTTAAACACTCCGCTGTATTTTGTTATTAACAAGTATTCAACGTTGTCATTTCTACATCTCAACCACTCCCTTATCAAATTTACTGTTTCCTCGAATACAGCAAACTCCACAATCTTTTGTTCTTTTTCTACTATTCCAAATATTATTCCATTTTCTAAATCAATATTGCCAATCTTAATCGATTGCAATGCTGATATTCTACAAGCTGTATCAATTATCAAATTAAATATGATCCTGTCTTGCAAATCATACCGTTTGTCCATTTCCATTTTGATGTTAATTTCAATAATTTCCTTGTTTGTGAGATAATAACTATTTCTCCGTTTCTCCACATCTGTAACTTTCAGCCTATCAAGTTTATCCCTGAACGGATGTGTCGCTATCAAATCCCGCTTAACTGCCCAAATGTAAAAACTTGATATAGCCGTGATTTTATTGTTTATAGTTCTAGCATTGTTTCCTTTGACCTCTCTGCAATATCTGATATACCGCTCTAAAATACTCACAATAAATTTTAAAGTATCTTTGCTCAACAAATAACGATTATTCTCATACACTCTCAAATACTCTACAAACTGTTTCATATTGTTCAAATATGTCTTGTAAGTCGTATTCTTAGTCGCCTCATTCTTCGCTATACAGCTGTTTAGATACTCCCAATAAATTTCTGCATTTCTCCCTTTCAACTCTTGCAATTCCATTTTTATCATCTCCTCTATAATATTCGATATTAATATTATAGACTGGAAAATTTGTACAGTGTTGAAAGTTATGCAATTGATTCACGATTAACAGTAGGGCTAATTCAGAAAATCGGTAACGTTTGTATTTTGACTTTGGACTCTAATGAACTATACAATGGTCGTAATTACGGAGATGTCCTTTTTAATATACCTGAAAAATTTTGTCCAAAGTTCTTAACTCCAGTTTCTGTCGGAATAATCAATTCTGCAAGTAGCGGGGCTGCTCATATAGAAACAAATGGAAATGTTGTGTGGCGTGGAGCAAGAACAAATTCAGCTTTATATATAAATGCTGTATATTTAGCTAAATAAACTAGCTTAAACAATATAACTAACTGAAAAAATAATACTAGCGGAATTAACTGTTGCACCTTTCCATTTTCCAATTCCACTAGGCTCAATGTATACCGTCCCGTTTGAAACGTTGTATTGTGAAGCGTTTACGGACAAAAATGTTTTTGGCTTAAAACCATCTGGAATTTGAAAAATAACAGTATTATCATTAATGTTTCTGAGAGCGTTACCACTGTCAAAAATGATAGTTACTATATTCCCAACTTTTTCTACAATATTACATGTAGTTCTTCCAGCACCAATTGCTTCTGCATGAACGTAAAGTCTCACTTGCTGAACTTTGGATAAATTTTCCACTTCAGTTATTTACAAATATACGCAACTGTAAATAAATAAGATCCATTTTTTGTATTGTTTTGTTTGAAAGTCAATTTTCCAGTTTCATCAAGAATAAAATTTGTGAAATTTCCTTCAAGATTATTTGCTGAAATGTTTAAAAACACAGCTGGAGCAAATTCCGCAGGTAATTGTAACAATGCATCCTTGTTGTTTTTATTGTTGAAATAAGAAGCACTGTCTACACTCAGAACTGCTGTTTTCCCAATTTTTATTACTTTAGCATATGTCAAGTTTGGTGCAGTAAAAGTATGTTCTTTAATTTCGCATAAATTTTCCACTTTGTCTGAAAGTCCAACATTCGTAATATCCACAAATTTAGTAATATCAAAACTCATACTCGTATGATTCTGTATACATTTATATATTTTCCCATCTGTTAAATCATTTATGTACCATTTCCCGGCTTCTTTGCTTTCAACTTTACTTACATACCCACCTAAAGATTGTCCTATTGCTTGTTTCCAAGTTTCCGCATCTATTGCATTTCCTGCTTCTGTTCCAAATTTTACAATACCCTCTTTTTCTTCCGTGGCGTTTGAAGTCTGATTATCGAAATGTTCCAAAAGTTCATACACTTTCATAAAATTCCTTGAAACTTTTCTTAAATCAGCGACTGTATCTAATTGAAACAGTTCAAATAATTCATTTTGAGTAGTTGCAGGTATAAAGGTATTTTCATTTATATTTTTTATTAAATCTAGTGTTGTTTGTTTCATTTTTTCTCCCTTCATTTAATATACAATTTTTATGTCGTACCAGATTGGTATAACTTCATAAATCAATTCCAGCCAGTAATCTAAATATTCTTTATCTACAGGGCTAGAACGAAAATCTACAATGTACTGAAAATTATTTTTATCATTCGTTATTGTTACATTGTCGTTATAGATAAAATATAGTTTCATTGTATCTCTAAAATTCCGTAAAGTAGTTGTACGCCTTAAAATACGTTTGGAAATGATTCTGTTTATTTTAAAAATTGTTGATAAATTTTTACTTGATATTAATTTATAATGTTCTTCAAAATCTTCTAAAACTTCATTTCTTGCCGTTATAAATCTTCTGTTTTTTACTAATGTTCCAATTATAAATTCCAGTGATTTTAATTCAAGATCCGCAAAATGAAATACATCTTGTATAAGATTTGAATTTCTGAATATTCTCGGAAGGGAATTTATCATACTGTTGTAGTAATCATTTTTAGCAAGATTGTATATAACATCAGCATAATCATTGTCGTATGAAAAAATTAACGGGAACTTTTTTTCAGTAATTTTTTGTGTAAAGTTTACATAATCATCCAATCCAATGAAAAATAAAAAATCACTCACTTTATAATTTAATAATTCTGATACTGTCATTTCAGATAATTTATTCGTATGTTTCACAAAATTTGCTACTTTAGGATTGCTTTTGATTAAAGCAAAATCATTATTTCTACCGTCATTTACGAAATCTTTTACATAGAAATTTGATAATTCGCTTATATTAAAATTATCTTTTATATATTCAACTGACTTCTGGTGTACATTTTTTACCATTAGTTTCTAAATCCTATCACATAAAAATTTTTGGCGATTTCGTATTGCATTAAAGCATAAATTATAACCTCATCTCTTGCGTCAAAAGTAGCATAATTTATTAAATTTCCACCAGTTATTGAATCATAAATTCCAATTCCTATTACACGCCCCCAGTCTTCCCTTGCTTCAGGAAATTTTACTGAAGCCAAGTTACTTGTTTCATTCGATGTTGTCGACCCAAAATTTATAGCCCTTCTTGCATACGAAGATGAAACAAGCTCTGTAGCATTTTCTTTTCCATTTTCTCCCATTGTAACTGCTGTCAAAAGCCCAGCATAATATGTTCTGCCTTCAAACAGTGTATTCAATATTTTAGCTTTTGCCCCTAATGTGAATCCGCTCATTTTTTCCTCCTAAAATTAATCTAAAGTTTTTAGCGTTATATTTAAAACACTTATTAGATCTTCATCTTCTAATATAATATCCTCTTTGGTATTATTAATATCTATATTTGAAATTTTCTTAAATGCTTTTATTTCTAATAACTTATCAATTACTTCCGCATAATAAATTCTATTCTCTTCAAATAATTTATCTAAAAACACTTGATTTAAAGTACTTTTTGTAAGTTCAATCGCACTTTGCTCATTGTATTCCTTGTTTAATATAGCCTCAAATGTAAGACTTATACTTTTCTCTTTGATAGTTTTTAATGTAAATTCCGCATCTGTTATAATTTCATTATCCAAATATGTTTTTATATTGTTCAGCTCTTCATCTTTTAATTTCATCCCAGCTTCGCCAATTCCAATAATTTTAGCTGTCCCTTTACCATTCCATCTTGGAATTACTTTTAATTTTTTGATATTTTCAAAATTGGCTAATATCATTTCTCTTATCATATTTGCATTATAATTCACGCTCGGACTAGATAATATCTTT